TATTTACCAAAGAAGTTCGTAAGATCAAGAATACTTTAGACTATGCTATGCAGCAGTACGATAAGAACATAACCCCTGCTGAGCTTGAGGCTTTGTTCTTTACACGTAACGTTCTCACTACATCTAACAAAGATATGTACAAGGATCTTTTCAAGAAGATTGACCGTGAGCAGTCTCTATCAAAGGACATTGCACAAGAAGTTTTAGCTAAGTTATTCCAGCAGTTAGTCGGAGAAGAGATAGCTAAGCTAGGTTTCCAGTATGTCAATGGTTCAGAGAATACCCTTGAGCCTATGCGTAAGCTACTGTCTGCATATCAGGATGACTTCATGCCTAACCTCAAGGTTGATTGGGGTGATATATCTATTGATAGCTTACTTGAAGCTAATGACATTCAGTCTAAGTGGCGGTTCAACATACCATCCCTGCGTAACCGTGTAGAGGGCATCAGTGGTGGTCACTTGGTGATTGTAGGTGCAAGACCTAACACAGGTAAGACCAGCTTCCATGCCTCTCTTATCGCCTCTGATGGTGGGTTCGCCAGGCAGGGTGCTAAGTGTATCATCTTGTGTAACGAAGAGCACTACTCTCGTGTAGGTGCTAGGTATCTTAGCGCAGCTACGGACATGTCAATGGAAGAAGTCAAGGGTAACTACGCCTTAGCTAACACACGGTACAAACCAGTGCATGATAACATTAAGATCTATGACAGCACAGGTAAGGACATGTCTTGGGTTGAGGCTATCGTCAAGGCATACAAGCCTGACATCTTGGTGCTAGACATGGGTGATAAATTTGCAACACGTAATACAGATAAGTCAGACGTGTACTTGAAAGAGGCAGCGATACATGCTAGGAACATTTCTAAGCAGTATGACTGTGCAATCATATGGATGTCACAGCTATCAGCAGTAGCGGAAGGCAAGGTATACGTGGATCAATCAATGATGGAAGGCAGTAAGACAGGTAAAGCAGCGGAAGCTGACCTCATGGTGTTGATCTCTAAGAACCCTCAAGTAGAAGGACAAGAAGAGCAGGACACTCAGCGCCACTTGAACATAGCTAAGAACAAGCTACGTGGTGGATGGCATGGTGTTGTACACTGTGAGTTGGATGGAGCAAGGGCGAGGTACATGGCTTAATGAAACGAGTATTAGATGTAGAGAATAGTATAACATTACGTAACGGTAAGATCTTTAACGATCCGTTTGAACCTGCCAATACTCTTACAGAGGTAGGCGTATTGTGCTTGGAGACAGGCGATAAGGATCTGCTTTGCTTTGATCACTCAGAGCGTAACGACACTACGAAAAACAAATCTAAACTACAGAGTTGGTTAGACTCTACAACCCTACTCATTGGTCATAACCTACAGTATGACTTGTCGTGGCTATGGGCTACAGGTTTCAAGTATGACGGTGACATCTATGACACCATGCTGGCTGAGTATATACTACAGCGTGGGCAGAAGCAACCGCTAAGCCTAGAGCAGTGCGCTATCCGTAGAAACCTAGATCATCAGAAGGATGACACACTTAAAGAGTACTACAAGAAAGGATACAATACAAATGAAATCCCGTTGGATAAACTTAGTCACTACCTTGAGTGTGACTTGCGTACTACTGGTGAACTGTACGAAGCAGCCGAAAGAGATTACGCAGAGCCTACCTCAGACTCCCTCAACCGTATCAAAGGTATTACCTTCAACACCTGTCGCACCTTGGCACGAATGTACATGTCAGGAATCAGGGTGGATAGAGCCGCCCTCCAACACGTCAGGACTGAGTTCCAAGCAGAGAAATCCGATATTGAGCAGAGACTGTCTACAAAAGTGCGAGCGTTAATGGGGGCTACCCCTATAAACTTGAACAGTCCTGAACAACTATCGCAGGTTATCTTCAGTCGTAGGATACACAATAAAAAAGAATGGTCCGACTTGTTTGAGTACGCTGACAATGCAGCAGACTACAAGAGTATCATAGAAGCTAACAGTGACTTGATGCGTAAGACAGTTGCGCTACACTGTGATACATGTAATGGTACAGGTAAAACATTTAAGACAAAGAAAGATGGCACACCTTTTAAGAAAGGTAATGCCTGTACTGACTGTGGTGGTAAAGGCTACAGACTTAAAGAGACTAGAGAGATGGCGGGCTTAGGGTTCAACCCACCACCCGCACGTAAATGGATTAGCTACAACGGCTTCGCTACAGGAAAGGATAAACTAGATGCGCTTATTGCAACAGCTAACAATCACAACATGGAATCAGCAAAGGACTTCCTCGAAGATGTTAAAAGGCTTTCTGCTATTAGTAGTTATCTGTCTAGCTTTGTCGATGGTATTTCCACCCACACTAAACAAGACGGACTACTCCACGTTACCCTTACCCAGCATATCACCAATACGGGTAGATTTTCTGGACGGAATCCCAACATGCAAAACATGCCAAGAGGCGGCACCTTCCCTATTAAACGAGTGTTCGTGTCCAGGTTTCCCGAAGGCTCCATAATTGAAGCCGACTTTGCACAGCTTGAGTTCCGTGTCGCAGCGTTCCTGTCACAGGACAAGGTAGCTATAGAAGAAATCAACACAGGGTTTGACGTACACGCATACACTGCAAAGGTTATAAGTGATGCAGGTCAGCCAACAGGTAGGCAGGACGCTAAGGCTCACACCTTTGCCCCCCTCTTTGGGGCTACTGGATATGGCAGATCAAAGGCAGAGGCTGCGTACTACGAGCACTTCAATAAGAAGTACAAAGGTATAGCAGAGTGGCACAAGAAGTTAGGTGATGAGGCCATCAGGTTTAACAAGATCACCAACGTCAGTGGCAGACAGTATGCTTTCCCTGAGGTTACACGTAGGTCTAACGGTACACCGTCACACTTTACGATGATCAAGAACTACCCTGTGCAGGGCTTTGCTACAGGTGATGTAGTACCTGTTGTACTAAACGAGATGGACGCTAGACTAAATAGTTTTCAGTCATGCATAGTGAATAGTGTACATGACTCAATGGTTATAGACGTACATCCTAATGAGAAAGATCAAGTATTACAGATAATTACAGACATAAATGAATGTTTGGATTCACTAATTGAGCAAGCCTACAACGTGAAGATGAATGTACCACTACTATTAGAAGCTAAGATAGGTCCGAATTGGCTTGACACAAAGGATGTTTAGTGATATAACATGGCTTCTAACTAAAATTAAAAAGGATAATACATGAACAATATAGTTCCCCTCAGTGTAGAAAATATGAACTTGGCAGATGCAATGGGGTTCTCTCCTAGCACCAGCCCCTCTAATACAGTAGATCTTTACCGTGTAACTACTGGAGTTATTCAAGAAGTAGTTGACGGTAAGGTAGCAAACTCTCCTGTGTTTAAGATTAAGAAGGATGAAGATGTATTCCTTGCACGTAGCTTGGATGTTCGCTTTTTTGTTACGCGATCACGTTGGCAGAAGTGGGATAGTTCTAACAACGTATTCCAACGAACTGTGATGGCTAACAACCTTAACATGGATTTGAAAGACACACTAGGTACGTTTAACTTAGGGCGTCCATCAGGTTACATCAAAGACTTCAATGCCTTACCTAAGGATCAGCAAGACTTTATCCGTAGTGTCAATCGTTACAAGGTACTCATGGGTGTAGCTGTATTCAAGGATGCATTCGTTGAGGGTGGTGATCCTGTCCTAGATCATAAAGGAGAAGTACCCTTTGTGTATGATGTTAAGAACCGTGAGAGCTTGAAGTCTATTGATGATACCATCACTAAGCTTATGAATAAGCGTATCTCACCCGTAGAAAACCTTATCACGCTGACACCAGAGGAACGCACTATGCCTAATGGTACTAAGTTTGCTGTAGTGTCTGCTTCTTTGGGTGCTACTGTAGGTTTCTCTGATGGAGATAATGATGTACTGCAGAACTTCATGGACTACATAGAGCGTAACAATGAATACATTCTCAAGAAGTGGGAAGAGCAGAACGTAGAGCGTATCTCTGAAGAAGAAGCTAACATCGTAGATAACATCGTAGATGTGCAGGACTTTGAGTAATGCAGCATGTAGCGGAGATAGCAATACACTCTTTTCTTCGTGATGTCCTAGACGGTAAGGCTTCTATGCCAGCACCAGTTATCGCAGAGGTAGCTGCTGATGTGCAGGAAGCTCTTACTAAACAGTTCCAGGATGACGCAAAGAAGCGTGAGTTTAAACTAAGGATGTCCAACATTGGGCGTCCTACTTGTCAGTTGTGGATGCAGAAGAACCACCCTGATGTAGCTGAAGCTAAGCCTGTGTCTTTTAAGATCAACATGTTAATAGGTGATATAGTAGAGGCTGTGTTCAAGGGTATCCTTCGTGGTGCTAAGGTACACTTCCAAGGTAACGACAGGGTTACGCTAGACTTAGGTAACGGTAAGGAGATTAGCGGAGAGTACGACATGGTGCTTGACGGTAAGGTAGATGATATCAAGTCAGCCTCTCCTTGGTCATACGAAAACAAGTTCAGTGACTTCCATACATTGAATAGTGATGACACGTTTGGTTATGTATCTCAGCTTGTAGGTTACGCTAAAGCAGCAGACAAAGAAGTCGGTGGCTGGTGGGTAGTCAACAAAGTGAATGGTGACTTCAAGTATGTCTCCGCTAGTGAGGCTGATACAGATCATGTACTAGAAAAGATAGAGGAAACCTACGACTACATAGACAAAGACAAACCCTTTGAGCGTTGCTTTGAGGCTGTGCCTGAGACATACAGAGGCAAGGCTAGTGGTAACACGAAGCTATGCAAGACGTGCGGATGGTGCGACTACAAGAACAAGTGCTGGCCTGACTTACAGGCATTGCCTTCTAAAGTTTACAAAGGTGGTAAGACACCCCCAACAGTAGAGTATGTATCAATTGCCAGTGAAGAAACAAAGGAGACATAATTCTAGACGGTATCGCAGCGGTCTTGAAAGAGAGGTTGCTGAGTATCTAAAGGATAAACAAAGTAAAGTCAGGTACGAGGTTCTAAAGATTGAGTGGGAAGACTTGAGATATAGGACTTATACGCCTGACTTTATTCTTGACAACGGTATCATCATTGAGACTAAGGGTATCTTTGATAGTGAGGACAGACGTAAGCACTTAGAGGTACGTAAGCAGCACCCTGAGTTAGACATAAGGTTTGTGTTTAGTAACTCTATGGCTAAGCTTTATAAAGGATCAAAGACTAGGTACTGCAATTGGTGTGACAAGAATGATTTCATATGGGCACACCGTGTTATACCTGAGGAATGGTTGAAAGAAAAGGGTAGAGTTCTAAAGACTAAAAAGGTAACACTCAAGGAGAAAATAGATAGATGAAGCGTTACATACAAGATGATGAGGTTGCAATCATACTATCACCTGCATCATTCGATGAGAACGGTTGGACAGGAGATCTAAGTACAGGACTACTTGTAGGTGAACTAAAGATGTTAAGCTTGGATGAGTTGTCTTACTTCGTACACTTGGCTACACTGATGGGTGCCTTCTTGAAGATGGCGCAGGATGATGAAGACTTGTACAGCATGGTAGAAGATTATAGAAACGATGAAATGGGGCTTGACAATTCAATAGAAAACAGTTATGAAGAAGTGGAAGGTACAGATGGTAAGGTACTAAAGCTTACAAGGTTCACTAAAACAGTAGGGAATGCATAACATGCCAGAGTATGATCCAGTAAACAAACCTATGCATTACGCATTAAGCGGTATAGAATGTATAGAGTATATCAAAGAAAGACTAACACCAGAAGAGTTTAAAGGTTACTGTTGGGGTAATCTTATTAAGTACCAACACAGGCACAACTACAAAGGTAAATCTGTAGAAGATATGGAAAAGGCACAGTACTATTTAGATAGAATGCTAGAGACTATGAAGGAAATGCACAAATGAACAAGAAGTTTAGTGTTACTTTTGTTATGGAGATAGAAGAAGACGGTAACATATTATCTCTTGTAGAGGATGCCCACACAGAGGATGTGTATGACTTAATACACAACACGTTCCATGACATTGACGATATTCAGGTAGATAAACTGCAAGTAAAGGAGAGATGGTAGTGATTAGTCAAGAAGATATAGATGCATTTAAAAGATTCAATGATGTTGATTACTTGCTAAACGAGTATCAAGAGATGGCAGCGTCTACCGCTATCTACAAAGTAGAGCATCAAGTTATATACCCTGCGCTGGGCTTAGCAGCAGAGGCAGGTGAGGTAGCTAACAAAGTAAAGAAGATCTTACGTGACGGTAGCTTTGATCGTGAAGGTATTTCAGATGAGATAGGTGATTGCCTGTGGTACATAGCAGCACTCTGTCGTGACTTGAATGTAGACCTGTCAGACATAGCCAGGAATAACTTAAAGAAGTTAAAGGATCGACAAGAAAGAGGAACTATAAAAGGCAATGGGGATAAACGATAATGGATAATTACTTACCGACTGACTATCAGTCCTTCATTCACAAGTCTAGGTACGCTAAATACTTTGATAACAAAGGGCGTGAGTCTTGGAGTGAAACAGTAGAGCGTTACATGAATAACGTTGTACGCCCTAAGGCAGGGTATGATAGCTATGTAGATCAGATTCGTGACGCTATCATAAGCTTAGACGTTATGCCATCCATGCGAGCTATGATGACTGCAGGTCCAGCACTTGACAGAGACAACACTGCTGGATATAACTGTAGTTACTTACCCGTAGATGACCCTAAGTCCTTCGATGAGGCTATGTTCATTCTCTTGTGTGGTACTGGTGTCGGCTTCAGTGTCGAGCGTCAGTTCATATCTAAGCTCCCTGAGGTTCCTGAGTTGTTCGACAGTGATACCACAGTCGTTGTCAAAGATAGTAAGGAAGGTTGGGCTAAGGCGTTCCGTCAAGTGTTGGCACTCCTATGGGCTGGTGAGATTCCTAAATGGGATGTCTCAAAGGTTCGTCCTGCAGGTGCAAGACTAAAGACATTCGGCGGTAGAGCATCAGGCCCAGCGCCTTTAGTTGAACTGTTTAACTTTGCTATCACTACATTCAAGAATGCACAGGGGCGTAAGCTATCTAGCATTGAGTGCCATGACTTGATGTGCTTCATTGGTCAGATCGTTGTGGTAGGTGGTGTTCGTCGTAGTGCTATGATATCTCTGTCTAACCTGAGTGATGACCGTATGCGTCACGCTAAGTCAGGTCAGTGGTGGGAGACTGCAGCGCATCGTGCGTTAGCGAATAACTCTGTGAGCTACACTGAGAAGCCCGACATGGAAACGTTCATGCGTGAGTGGCAAGCCCTAGTGGAAAGTAAGTCTGGTGAGCGTGGAATATTCAATCGCCAAGCAAGTAAAGTACAGGCAGCTAAGAATGGTAGGCGTGATCCTGACCACGAGTTTGGAACTAACCCGTGCAGCGAAATCATCTTGCGCCCTTATCAGTTCTGCAATCTTACGGAAGTTGTTGTACGTGCCACAGACACTATTGAAAACCTAGAAGGTAAGGTACGTATCGCAACTATCCTTGGAACAATCCAGTCAGCCTACACAAAGTTCCCCTACTTACGTAAGGTATGGAGCAAGAACACAGAAGAAGAACGTCTGTTGGGTGTGTCTCTTACAGGTATAATGGATAACCCCTTAATGACAACTGAGAATAGAGGATTGGAGAAGACCCTTGCACACCTTAGGAGCATTGCTGTATCTACTAATGCTGAATGGGCTGACCGTCTTGGTATACCTCATAGCGCTGCGATTAGCTGCAATAAACCATCGGGAACGGTATCACAACTGGTGGATAGCGCCTCTGGGATACATGCTCGTCACAGTGCCTATTATATCCGTACTGTCCGTGGTGATAACAAAGATCCATTGACGCAGCTTATGAAGGATCAAGGTATTCCTAATGAGCCGTGTGTTATGAAGGGTGATACAACTACTGTGTTCAGCTTTCCACAGAAGTCACCAGCAGGTGCAGTAACACGTAATGATATGACAGCTATAGAACAGCTTGAGCTTTGGCTAATGTATCAACGTCATTGGTGTGAACATAAACCTAGTGTGACTATCTCAGTGCGTGACTCTGAGTGGATGGCTGTGGGTGCGTTTGTGTATGAACACTTTGATGAGATGTCAGGTGTGTCTTTCTTGCCACACTCAGATCATACTTATCAGCAAGCCCCATATCAGGATTGCACAAAGGAAGAGTATGAAGTATTATTAAGTTCTATGCCAGAGAAGATTGATTGGAGTAAGCTCTCTGACTATGAACAAGAGGACAACACTGTTGCAATGCAGACTATGGCTTGTACTGGTGATGTATGTGAAGTAGTAGACTTAACTTAAACCCAAAGGAGAAGTAAAATGACAGGTATTGAATTTATGGCAGTAGCAACTATTGGTGTGGCAGCTATTGGAGAAGTGGTCAACTTAGCAGTAGAGCATGGTCCAGCCTTGATTGATCAAGTGAAGAATTGGTTTTAACATGTATGCTTTACTGTTAGTTATGATGTTTGAAGGTAAGGTACAGGTACACGCCTTTAATGGTTTGTTCATGGACCATGCGTCTTGTAATGAGGTTGGTTCCACTATGGAAGAACGGTTAGAAGGTTCAAAACCAGGAGCATCAGCTACAGCTAAAACATATTGTTTCCAAATACCAGAGAGTGCATAATGTGAACCTAGAAGAAGAAGCTAAAAAGCACACACGAGCTAGGCAGGAAGAGTTCTACGATAAGTTAGTTACCTTATTGATACCTGCCCAGCGTCACATATCTACTAGCCTGTATGAATCTAAATCAAAAGATAGAGCACTACAAAGTATAGAAGATGCTATCTTATTAGCTAGACATGCAGCAGAAATAACTAAACTTAAATAAAAAAAGGGGGCTGTCGTGGCCCCCTCTTCTTTTCTTAGTTACCCTTCTTTAGGTAATTGAGATGATCTATGTATGAGTTGTACATGTTTAACTCTCTGAAGTTGAACTCTCGTACATCTGTAGTAGAGACACCGTTGCGCTGCATGTACTTGAAAGCTTCTTTTTGTTGCTCTTTAGTACCCTTAGTGTAAGCCTTATAGCGCAGCCTATCCATGAAACCAGGATTCTCGTAATAGTCTAACATTTTTCGTGTTTCTTTACGAGCCTCTTGAAGCTCAAACTTAACTCTGTCTCTACGATACTGCAGCAAGCTTGCACCTGCAGGTAAACCTTTCCCCTCAGTAAAGCGCTCATCCTTTAGAAGCCTAGTCATTTTAGGCTCTAGCATAGGAGCAAGCGACTCATTAAAGATCCTGTCATACATAGGAATCTTACCACGTTGATCTGCTGTCCATGTCTGTAGTTCAGACAGAGAGTATACTTTCTCTGCTGCTGTTCTACCTTTCTTAACGTTGATACCTAGTATCCTAGCTAACGGATTAGCATCATAGACATCACCCTGACGTGTAGCTACCCGTAGCTTTTCACCAGTGATGGTATCCGATTCCCCTATTAGTACCTCTAAGATATTGTCAAAGTATTTAGTTGCGCTCTGTGTAAACACTGCGCCACCCTTAGCCTGTCTAACATCCTTAGCTGTATCAGTGTCAGTCAGGAAGCCAACCATTCTGTTAGCTGCATCAAGTGGACGGGTAAAGCCAGCAGATATGTTTCCTGCAGACTTGTACAAAGCCTCTAAGCCTTTGCTTCTGTCGCCACCCTCTGCGTTGAACATCATGTCCATAATATTGTACAGATCATTTGCAAACTGTGCATCCCTTGCAACCTGTCCAATAGCAAGCTGGTTTCCTACCTCTTGCATAAGCTCTTTGGGTATAGGCTCGCCTTTACGTCTTAGGTTTGCGGCACGTCCTATAGCTAAGAAAGCTGACATAGGGAATACGTTACGTACATCTATGATAGTACCGCCACCTGTGTTGATCTCGTTGAAAGCTAAGCCTTGCTTCTCTTGCTTCTCTGAGTACAGCATAGCCGTGCCTATCCCTGCTGTACCTACTAAAGCTCTAGACATAGCCTCAACGGACTGGATGTCTCCATCCTTAGCTATACGTGCTGCAGCAGGAAGTAATGATGCTGGACCCCACTGATAAGCTGTAGCTACAACGTTGTTCATAAATCTACCAAACGGTATGATAGTTCCTAAACCAGGAGTGTTAGACGCTTTCTCTACAAACTTAGCTACCTCTCCTAAGGCTTGGTCTTTTGTCGTGTAGTCCTTTGAAAAGACAGACCGTAGTGTCGTGTCAATAGCAGCACCAATAACGTCATCGTCTATCTCATCTAGTCTACCTTCTTTAAGAATTGTCTTGAGTGATACTTCTTTCTTTAACCTTAGATACTTGTCTAATTCAGTCATAAACATCTGTGACTTAGTGAATGTATCTTGGATACGTACACCTGTAATATTCATAGATGCGTTTGTAACTCTTTCTATATTCTTGTAATAAGGATCATTAGGGTCCATACCAAAACGTTTAGCGCTACGTTCTACTCCCCCTGCTACTGTCTCAAACAATAGACCTTGGATGTCGGACTTTCCTGTTTCATCTTTAATTTCTTGCATCATCTTCATATAAGCGTCATGTGTTGTGAAAGGATCAGCAAAGTTCTTCATCTTTTGAGCTTGTATTTGAGAATATACTTTAGCTTGTTTAACTAGTTTTTCTGCTCCCTTGAAGTCACCTATACCGTAACGCCCTGCAGCACCAACCATGAGTAAACCAGATGACATAGTGTCAGCTACAACCTGACCACTAAAGAACTGCCCGAAGCCCATAACGTTTGCGGATGTAGTAGCAGGAGATGAAACTAACATACGTTTCCATACGTTCTGACCGTAAGAGAACCGCTTAGCTTTTCTAGCTACAGCAAACTCAGACTCAAGTGTATCACGTAGTTCTTTACTGTTGAGTGTTTCTTTAAGGATCTCGTTACCAGCTACAACACCACCGTCTATGGTACGTCTAACCTGAGACATGACTGCAAGCTTACGTCCTGCTCTGGATACGTCTGCTGCAATAATCTCGCCTATCTCTACTCCTAAGTCAGCAGCCTCACCTAGTGTTACACCTACACGACTTCTAAATAATCCTGATATCTCTTGAAGTTCTTCTTCTGGCATAAACCTTAACAGGTTAGTCATAACATCAGATACCTTAGTATCCCTACGAATCTTTATACCTTTATCTCTGAATACTTCTACAACACCACCCTTATTACCATCACCTAGCATGATTTGACGTAATAGAGTTTCAGGTATAGCTGTGTTCTCTTCTAAGACTTCCTCACCTGCTTTGACTTTCTCATCCCATCTTTTGATACCATCCTTGATAGCGTTAGCTGCTCTCTCTTGATCCTTAACGTCAGGCAACAAAGACTTACCTATAGTCTCACGTTTTAGTTTACGCTTCTCTGCCTTGAGTTGGTTTATCTTTCTAGTTCTAGCTGCCTTCTGTCCTTTGCTTGTGGCTGGCATAGCTTGTGCTGCCTCTATGTCTTTATCCAATGAGGCAATCTTAGCTTTATCAACTAACTCAGTTGACTTCTCTGCACGTCCTGCTATCTGTGCCTCTTGTACAGCATCACCTAATCCTGACGCACCGTCAAACTTACCAAAGGCATAATGCAAGCCACCCCCTACACCGCCCAGCGCAAGAGATAAACCTGTTTGTAACTCACTGTATTCTTCTTGAGCACCTACATCTAAATAGATGTGCTGTATAGCGTTGTCTTGAGTTGCAGCAACAAGAGCGTCAATGGCAGTGGTCTGTAGTACGGCTCTCTTGCCAGCCTTCTTTAGTTCGTCTTTAGCTACCCCAGCCGCAGCCTGTTGTGCTGCATTTAGTCTGACTTCTGCTTTAGCTTTCTTTGCAGCCTTACGTGCTGCCATAGAAACTTCTTTGCTAGACGCACTCTTGGCTATCATCTTCTGAGCCATTAGAGTACCAGCCTCAATGCCAGCATTCTCAGCAGCTTGCTTAGTAGCACCACTCTGTGCTGCACGTTTAGCGGCCTGACTTGCTGCTTGTCTGATTGCAGCCTTACCTGTTTGTGTTACACCTAATGCAGCGGCCTTACCGAAACCACCAGTAAGCGCACCCACATAGTTTGTAGGGTCTGACGCTGCAGCAAACACGTAGTCTTTCACACCGTCTAACGCACCGTATATACCGTCATTGACAAACACATTACCTAAGCTGTCGTACAAGTTGTACGCTTCAGCAGCCATAGCCTTTGTGTTATCATCCGCTTTACTTATAAAGCGTACCTCACCTGCAGTAGACACAGCGTTGGTATTAAAGAAACGCATATGATCTACGAAGTCTTCTACTAAGGTTTCTTCTTCCATGTCCATATAGTCAGCACCCTTATTGGCTGACATGTAGTCACGTATAGTGTTGAGGTTTTCGTATCTATAAAGATCCTTCTTCTTTAACTTCTGACCTTCAGGTATAGGACTTTCAAAGATATCCTCTTCATTGTCTAGTACAATAGAACTATGCTTATGCATAGGTGGCTCTACTTTCGCAAAGCCACCCTCATCTAGTCCATACTTTTTAAATATATCAACTTGGTTTGTCATTCATAACCACCTAACTCTCTGAGAGTTCTTCCTTTAACTATACTTCTTACTGTCTTTGCGTAGTTAGGATCAGTAGCGTAGCCTGATCTGCCTAGTGCAGCAATTTGTTCTTCTAATGTAGTGGCTGCAAGGAAAGGTTTGTAGCGTGGGTTCTCTTGTAAGAAAGTACCGTAGCCTTTTACGCTATCAGCTAAACTATTATACGCCTTAAACTTATCTGTAACCTTTACTCTCTTACCATCAATAACTTCATGTGTAGTAAAGTCAATACCTTCACCGCCATGTGCCTTGATACCAAAGAAGCTATTACCTTTTACCTTACTACCCCAGCCTGTTTCAACAGCACTCTGTGCAATGATAACACGCTCATCAATACCTAACTCCTGAGATAGCTGTTTAGCTAGGGGTT